CAGTTGCAGCATCGTGGATGACATACTTTAATCCTCTTTTTTTGGCCTTCCCATTTTAGGCTTGCTAGTAAGGAGAGCTACCTGCTCTTTGAGAATCGCTAACTCCTTCTGAGCGTCCTCTAAGGCAGTTGAAGCGGCGGTCTGGTTTTGTCTCGCCAGATATGCCCTAGCCTTGTCTCTTAACGCAAACCCACTCATACCGACACGCTGTAGCTGGGAGTCTGTAGATGTAGCTACCTGCTCCACCGTCTGGTACTTTAGAATCTGTAGCTCTTCCATCTGGAACTTGTCGAACTCTTTAGGCTCGTCAGCATTCCACTTAGAAAGCATTGTACCGTAAACCTCTGCACCTTCATTGCTCTTCATCTGAAAGTATAGCCATTGCCTGACAAAACGCTCTTTGTGATCTTCCCGTACTGGCTGGTCGATTACTGTGGTCTTGTCACCGGGTATGTGTATTCTTACGAAAGGCACATCCTTGTAACCTTCTTCTGTACTCTTGTAAAACTCAACGTGCAGAGCGTTATCTGCATTATTCATGTCGCTTTCCATTTTACTGTCCTTTTTGAAATGGTCTTATCATTGAGGACTAGGGAAGTCTCCCTCCCTAGTTTATTACGCTGTGGTTATCGAAACCCACGTTGTTTCTGATGTTGCATAAAATACTGCGGTCTTAGCTGTTGCCAGCGAAAGACTTGTTGCTCCTGCATTGATTGTACTTGCAACTGAGTACGGGTATACAACTACCGTCACACCGCTATCATTACGAATTACAACTGTTGCACCAGCTTCGGTAGGCAAAAGACGAACGCCAGTAGATGCTGATGAGGTTGTAAGCGTATTGTAATCGGCAGATAGTAATAGTGCATCCGCAATCGTTGTTCCAAGAGCAACCAAGCCAACAGCACCAGTTCCACTGATTGCTTGTGTGGACAAAGGACTGTTACCTGCTCCTAAAACTCGTGATGGAATAGACATATTAATCTCCTTAAAGACTGGAGCGAGTTACCCCGCCCCAGAATTAGATTACAACGGTGAAGTCGTTTTACGAACCCAACCGTACTCGCCTGATGCAAAAGCGGTATCGGCAGTATAGTTACCTGCTGTGTCAGTCAGAGCAAAAGCTGCGCTAACGGTACAGGTTCCAGTTGCAACTGCTTCAGATGCTTGTACATACACCCAAGTGTCGTTCAACGTCCCGATCTGCGGAGTGCCAAGAGTCATAACCGCAGCCGCATCACGCTGTGCGAACATTGGAGTTACAAAATTTAATACGCCAAAAGTAGAATTAGCCATTTTTATATCCTCCTCGTTAAGCCAGCAGAACGCCGCAGAATTGCGGGCCGCTTGAAGTTAAATTTCCAGCAAAGCCAATTAATTTTACGATCGCGTCTTGGTTCACCGCTTGACGTTCGCCACCGATAGGTACGAAGTTGCGGTTTACGTTAGGACGGAACATCAAATACTTGGTGTTCAGCATCCACATATGACTTGCTGTTGCGCTTGAACCGATACCACCGTCCAGAACAACATCAGAAGCCATACCAGCGCCGTAGTATTTGAGTGAAGCAAAACCAGCTCCAGCCGTGCTGTTTCCACCATCGCTAATACGCTGAATGCTTTGCAGCGATTGCAGGTACATACGATAGAAGATGTTATCAGCAACGATCAGATCAGGCTTGTCCGTACCCCGGATCAACTGAACAGCTAGTGAGTCCATGTAACCTTGAATGTTGGATGCTGAAGTAGCCGATCCACCATCGGTAGTTCCACTGTACTTAACTGAACGCCAGAAGCTATAGGTAGCACGATTAATGCCGCCGTATGTTCCAGTGCTTGGTGCATCAGGTACAGCAGCGCCTAGCCCGGTCAAATTCTTACCAGCGTTACCAGTACCATCGAGGTACAAGTCACCACTGATACGATTAGCCAATTGAGCTTCAGCAACATTCATACGACCGTCAAGCAGGTCAATGATTGCTTCTTTACCGCTGTTCTGAATCATCTCAAGACCGCTGATTGAAACAGCAGCAGCGTATTGGGTGATAGAGAATTGCGCGGCGCTGATCGGGCTGTTTTGCGAAACATTCAATACTTCATAGCCCGAATAGCTATTGGTATTATTAGTTGCCGAATCTGAATACATGATTTCCTGAAGGATAACATTCCCACCAGAAAAGGTTTTTACATTGCCACGATCTTTCAAGCGGCGCAGTAGTGCGTTGTTGTTTGTCCTTGTGTTATGTTCAGGCTCTTTATCCCGAACCTGCATATTCCATTTATATGCAGAGCAGACTATCTCATCGCAAGTTTTATCGCTTTCTTGGTAGCGCTAATCTTAGCACCGTGACCTTTCGGCCTACCAATCTGCGCCAATCTACGCTTTAGGTTGCTTTCTGCGCTCGGTCTGTAGCCATTAGCTACCCTAGACTTTGCTGCCATTGCAGGAGCGTTTGGAGGCGGTCTAAACGAATACTCATTCTCGTTTAGTAACAAATTACTACCTCTATAGTGCTTCATCCAAGACAACTCGCGCTCACGCTTCTCAATCACTGATACTTCTGCTGGCATTGTCTCAAGTACCTTCATCTGAAACTCACCAGCGTGATCGTTCCACGCTTCTTGCAACCTCTTAGAGCTATGCTTACCGGCTTTTAGTAGACTCCTATGCTCTCGCATCCTCTTACCTATCTTGCCCGCTGTGCAGCCTACATACGCTGCTCCAGTGCTTGCATCCTCTAAACCGTAAACTGTCACCATTTGGAATACTCCTCTGTGGTTGATACTTACGCTCCGCGCTCGTGGGACTCTGCTTCCGCTTTGTCCTAGTCGTTACACCTTACGCACCCATTGGGTATCCTGTGCGTCTTGGCTCGGTGTTGGCATCTCAGCTTTTCACCGAATTCACGGAGTTTTATAACGTCTATAAGTTAAACGTTGTCAGCTAGTTCACCCGTACGACTTTGAATGTTAGTCGCAATGATGTCGCTAACCGAGCTATTGGCGAAGGCCATAATTTACTCCTCAGTTTAGGTTATCAAAAACGCTCATCTAGGTTAGCGAATTGTTCCACTAACATTGAGCGCCTATCTTGCGCTTTGGTCGTTGTCGCTACTCCGGGTGTGGAGCTTTTAACGCTAACCGCTGCCGCCTTAGCAGCTTTCGCTGCCTTGTCTACCAGACCTATCTTTTGGACGTTTGCACTAGCCTGTTGGGCCTGTGTTTGTCTATCGTATAAGTCAGCGTCTAGGCGTAATGCCTTGTCGTAAGCCTCATCCAGCGTATTAGCCATACCGCCTTGTAGCAGTTGGATCATTGCTGGTCGAAGCTCCTCGAAATACTCTTTCTTTTGTGAGAATGAGTCTATTTCGCCGTTCATAATCTTGCTAGATTCAGCTTCCTTCTCTTGCTTCCATTGCTGCATCTCGCCGCGCACTGAGTTTAACTCGTTGCGTAGTCCGTATACTATATCATGCTGTGGTGCTTGTTGCACACCATCCTGATTTGCAGCTCCCATACCATATTGCTCTCTCAACTGAGCAAAGTAGTATTCCTTTTCCTGTGGTGAACCGTTGCGTAGGATGTTATCTGCCTGTAGCAGACCGCTAATGGCTTCACTAGGCTTAATCCCTAGACCGTTTATCGTATTAAGGTACGGCTGTACCACCCGTTCCATCTCATCAGCGTACTGAGCCTTACTTATAAGCGGCTCGACACCAGCCCTCATCTGCTCTTCACGTTGCCATGCGTATTCTTGTAGTTTTGGCGATGCCGCCGCCCATTCCTCATGGTAGTCTTTCTTCCATGATGCTGGCGCTCTTTGCCATACTGGAGGCTCTTCTACTACTTCTGGAGCTTCTACAGGTATTGTTGGTGCGTACTTGCCATCAGCACTGCGTACTCTCTCAGCCTTTGGCTCTGTCTCTAATTCATCAAACTGCTGTTCTAGTAGTTCTTTCCTGTCTATTACGTTTGTATCGGGTACTGACTCTGGCATATCCATTTATTTCTCCCTGTGGGGGTTATTGGTAAACCTTTGGTTATCTCGCATCCGATCCATTAGCTTGTTAGCTTGGGAATGCGACATATTTGCTAATTGTGCGCTTAATACTTCTCTGCGTGTATCTTTTACGACAGGTGCGCGGCTTGTCATAGTCTCGTTACCGACTTCAAAGCAGTTATGCTTCCTTAAATGCTCACGGTGCATAGCCCTGCCAGTAATCATTGTGCCATCTGCCATAGACTTATAGGGAGCTATGTCAGGCATGATGTAGACCTTAGCATCATATTGCTCATCACCTAAAGGAACAGCCTCACCGTCTACATATACCCAAGATTTTCTCATAATAAGGTTAGTATTTCCTCGTCATCCATGTCTATGTAATTACTCCAAATTGCTTCAACCCTGTCTAGGTCGGCAAATAGAGCATCAAAGTCAATCTGTTTTACTGGTACTTCTTGCTTATCTACAACTATCTGCGTGAATGGCTCTGCAATTTCCTCTAGCTTTTGTCTGCCTTCAACAAATATCTCGTAAGAGTTAATTATTGCTAGTCTGCGCCTATCTGCTTTTGCTTGCTCTTCTGCAAATTTTTTGTATAAATAGTCACCGTCATGGGTGTCATCAATAATGACAGAGACATCCCATAGTGCAATATCCCAAAGTCCACTGTCCCAATCAGCCATTCCACGTTAATCGCTATGTATCTCAACACCGACTACTTTGCCATCTATGTCACGCACTACGCGCTTTGGTGCTGACATCATCTGCATAGCTGTACCTATTCTATCCATAGTCTGACCATGTATGTTTGCCATGTTGTCTTGCACATCAGCCATTCTTTGTATTGCATTGCTTACATTATCGCCTTGACCAAGCACAATAGCAGCTTCATTGTTAGCGGCCTCTTCTGCCTCACGCACCTTGTCTACCTGTGCCTTTGCGCCTATCTCCGCAACCATGATTCGAGTAGATGACTCTAGCTCCGCCTTCCAGCGATTGAACTGATCTACAGACTGTAGCTCCTGCATCTTCATCTGCTGGCGCATCTGCTCTAAGTTAGCATCGGCTTGAATCTTCATCTGCTCTATCTGTAGGTCTGCCTGTACTCGTGCTTGTTGAGCCTGTACGTCAATCTGAGCCTTCATCTGTGCAGCCTGTGCATCTGATTGCACTCTCATCTGGTCAGACTGTTGCTGTGCTTGCATCTTTATTTGCTCAGGGTCAGGCTGCGGCTCTCTCGGCTGCTGTGATGCTGCCTTCATCTGCTCCAGTGCGGTATCAAGCGTACCTTCAATCGGCTCTGCTTGCTTAAACGCTCCTATGCCGAACTTCATGACCTCAACGAGCATTGGTATCATCTCAGGTGACTCGCGGCCTACAGGTAAGGCTTGACCTAAGAAGCCGCCGAACGCTGTTAAGAACTCTACACGGTTACGCTTGTTCTGATCTTCATCCAACTGCACCAGACTGTCAGCCTCCACGTCAATTCTAAAGTTAGCTAGTGGCGAGTCTTTAAGAAGCTCTATAGCCTGCGGTATCAACTGCTGATCTGCATCAGACATCTGCTGTGCAGACGCATACTGCAATAGAGTCTGTGGCTGGAACTTGGTACACATGATCTGCGCCTTGAGCTTAATCAGGCTAGACGCAAACAGTGCTACCTCTTCCTGCATTGCTCTTAATCTTAGCCCTGCATACTGGCCTTTGATCTGTTGTGCAGTTGCAGTCTCGCTTGCACTGGTCTGACCACGAATAATGTCAGATATGCCCGTAATCTCGTAAATCTGGCTCTTTATGTCCTCTCTTGCCCGGTAGCAGTTGATGAGCGTAGCAGCTATGACATCTAGCGGTAGGATGTCGATACTACCCTTTAAGCCACCCTTTTCACTGAATGCCATCCACTTATCCACAGGTATCAGAGTATTATTGTCTCCCTCTGTCAGTAGACGTTGTAGCGTTGGCTGGCTTGCGTCATATACTCCTCGTACCCTTAAAGCCTTGACCAGACCATCAATTCTGTCGCTCAAAATGTCCAGCTCAGTAGCTTGATCTTGATACAGCACGAAGTCAGGTACAGGAACGAGTGAGTCAGAGGTTAAAGTAGCGTACAAAGGCTTGCCACAAGGGAAAAAGCCTTCTACATCGATAGGGTCATCACGCTCGTCAATAATGTAGTTGCTGTTCTTGCTAAACCAGTAGACCTTGCCTGTCTCTTTATCCCATAGCTCACATATCTTAGCGCGTGTATGCTCTTTGCTAGACTGACCGTAGGAAGTTAGTGTCTGTGGGCCGCTATCCAGAGGTATCTTCTTTGCAGACTCCTCGCCAAAACGCTCTATAAGCGCCTCTCGCGTCATGTAAGCCCAGCGCCATACAACCGTGACCTCTTCCCATGTCCTCGCTACTGAGTGACCAAAATCTTTCCAGTGAACGTAGTCTGTAGGAGCGCACTCGTACTCAATCTCTTCGTAAGTTTCCGGGGTGTCACCGTTCGTTACATCCTTTTCATCAGCGTCCTCAGTGACCTGTAGCCCGTCCTCCGGCATATCGCGCTCAATTAGATGCGGCTCGTAGCGTACCCATGCAACACCACGACCGCCAAGAAATCGATCCTGCACCGCATTCTTCATAGTTGCCCGGAAGTCTGGATAATGCTCAATCTCGTAGTCAATAGCTCTCTGAATGATCTGTGAGGCAACACGACCTACTTGGTCATTGTCTCCAAACCTGCGCGATACGTCAGCCATAGGCAGCTTAGAATAGACCGCTGGGATTAAGGTCTGTACGTTTGACCAGAGAATATTAAACTTTGCCGTCTCGTTAGAGTTCTGGCTGCGGTTATCATCTCTGTAGCGTTTAACGATCTTTGCAGAACGAGCTTCCCACTTCTTGAACTCGTTGTCGTATGCGCCGATTACGTTCAGATATTTCTCAATTGGAGTTTCGGTCATTTTCTGTCCTGTTGTCTAAGTGCTTCTGCTATTGCTTGAGGGTCTAACATCCCGCCAACACCTACACCAGCGAGAATGTCTGCTTCATGTCTACGCATTGGGTCAAAGGCGGCGAAACGGGAGCGTATGT